ACCACTTATTGTTGAGTACGCCCCACTTGATGTATTGCAACCACCACCACTTACGGTCGATTTACTTTCCGTTGATGCATTAGCTATTCCACCACCAACAGTTGATCCGTCACAACTTGATATGTTAAAATACCCACCACTTACAGTTGTGCAACCATCAATTGCTGTGTTACAATAACCACCACTAACCATTGAGAAGCAAGAACCACTAATAACGTTGTTAGAACCACCAACTAGTACTGAATACGAGCCTATATTTTTATTATTATAACCACCACCAATAAATGTAAATTCACTATCTGTTGTGTTTCCAGAGCCACCAACAATTGTTGATACATCATCATTTGTTGTGTTACTCAGACCGCCACCAATAAAATTACCACCTAAACCAATTCCTTTTGATGATAAAATAATGTTATTACATCCACCACCGATTGTTAAGTAATTACAAAAAGAAAGTGTGTTTTTATAACCACCACTTATTGTTGATAATATAGAACTATCTACCGTGTTTTTATAACCACCGCTTATTGTATTTATACTACCAATTGATGTATTGTTCGCACCACCACCTATTGTGTTTGAGTTGATCCCACAAGTGGTATTTGCATACCCACCAGAGACCGTTGAATATGAATCATCGGCAGTGTTGTTTTGACCACCACTAACCACAGAATAATTTCCGTTTGCTTCTGCACCAACATTTATTCTTTGTGTTGAGTCTGTACCAATTCCTACTTCATATAAATCTGAAACACCACTTAAAATATAAGTTTGTACATCCTGTAATGGTGTGTGTTTTGTTACACCAGCTGGATTCTGGTAATTTACAATTGCAAAAATATCGTTCGGTGTATAATCCGTATAACCGACGAATGGTAATTGTGATATTTTTTTATTTGCCATTTATTTTTAAATATTTAAAATTACAAAATCACTTGAGTTAAATGCTCCATTTGTGTTTCTATAATCAATTTTTATTTTTGCGGTGTGTTCTTCTGTTGCAATATTTGGTGTTCGAAATTCCCTTTGTCCACTTTCACTTATATATGTTGTGTCTTGACTATTAACTTGTTGTGCGGCATCAGTTATTGATATGTTTGTTATTAGTATACCAGGCATATATTTTTCAACAGATTCTCTAATTTCACTTTCAATTTCAGAAAATGTCGGCCCGTCTAATGGTTCAAAAATGTATTCATAAAGTCTTGTTCCGAAATCTGGTAAAAAATATCTTGTACCTTTTCTTGTTAATAATAAATGTACTAAATTACTTCTTACTTCTTCTTCGTCTGTATCTGAAGCGTCTAAATATTTTCCAACGTATGAATCTACAAAAGGAAAATTAATACCATAAGTTATACCATCTGCCATATCAAATAAATATATTGTTTTAATGTTTTATATAAATAAAAAAATCACTACTTTCGCAGTGATTCTTTTAAGTTTGTATTACCTTTTTGGTAAAGTGGTTCGTAAGGACAATGCCTACAATTATTTCCACAACATTTACCTCTTTTCATATGGAAAGATTCTGTCATAACAATATTTCCAGAATCGTCTTTATAAAAGTCAGGTTTAGGAGATTTTTTAGTTGTCTCCTGAACATATAACTGTTGTACCCAATCTTTTGATGAGTTTACTGTCATTTTAGTTAGTTTTTCTTTGGTTATAAAACGCTAACAAAACTTGGTATGTTAGCGTTACATTATTTCCCCAGCTTGTTTTCATATCTTATACAATCTCACATCCAGAGGCACCACAAGCGATTTCTCCACTTAAATCGGTGTTATCCTGTAATTCAATTACTTTAGTTAAGTCAATATTAGTCAATGTTCTAACTAATTTTTCATACTCTTCCTTTGAACAATCGGTAAAAGGTGCTTGCGTATAAGTACCTCCGTTGAAAGGCAAGACCGATAAGCCATTATAGAATTTTCTATTTTTCCACATCCAATCACCTACTAAATCCCACTCATCTTCTTTAATTGAAACTGTTGCTGAAACGTTATGTGAATTTTGTCCGCCTCTATGTCCTGGTTTAATCCACTCTTGAGATACTTTTTTAACTCGTTCCAACATTTGAAACACAGACTCGTATCTTAAAATTGACCCTTCTGGTGACATTTGAGGGATTGTAATTACCGCAGTATCGTGTGGACGGAAATACTCATCTTCAACTAATTCTGGGTGATTAATCGCAAGATATGAATAAATCGCTTCATTTTTTCCAACTCTAATTCTTCTTAAATAATAGTCATTATGCCAAGCGTGAATACCAGATGATGTACCTAAAACCAATGATGATGTACCAGACGGTTTTACGGTTGTTGTACGAGCAGCTTTATTAATTCCAATTAAATTTGCAACTCTTTCATTTTCTTCTTTAACGGCTTCAGCCGCTGCTTTCATATCATAACCTAATACAACACCAGAACCAATACCAGTCATTCCAACACCAATAAGTGCGTCTTTTTCAGTTGTTCTTTTCCACACATCTCTCAAATAATGGAAGTCTGTATATCCAGCTTGTAATGTTCCGATGAACGCAGCACCTTTAACTCTTTTTTCAAAGTCTTCTTGTGAATCAATATCTGAAGCATTAACTTCACATAGATTACAGAATTGGTATGGACGTAACCCGATTTCACAACAAGGATTTGTTCCCCAATCTTTATCGTTTGATAAATAAATTCCTGGTTCACCAGCTCCAGATAACTCAATTCGTTTCCAAAGACTCATAAAATATTCTTGTGTTATTTTATGTCGTAATAGAACTGCAGAATTATTTGCACGACCTCTTTGTGGGTTTGATTCCCACCAATTTCCAGATTTACAAGAAATCATTTCATCATCATCGGCTGAAAATAATGAAATAAGGGCTGCCCTTCTAATTCCACCAGCAAGTACTGCGTCAGCAATATGACATACAATATCGTGAGTTTCAATCGGTGTTAATTTATCACCGTCATTTTTGTTTTCCAAAACTTTTGTAATATGGTGAATACAATCTTTTAATGGTTGAGGTCCTGGTGCCTTTCCTCCTGAAGTTACAAGGTTTGCCCCTTTTTGTCTAATATCTGAAAAATCAAATATTGGTGTTGATGCTTTGTAACCTAAATAAGACTCCATTAATACTTTAATTGCGTCAGCCCACCCTTCAATAGAATCACCAATTAAGTATCTTCTTGTTCTTGTTGGGTTTGGTTTTTTAATTTCTGGTAGTTTATCTACGTGATGTCTTTGTACTGAAAACCCAACACCTGTTCCACCTAATAACAAAAACATTGTTTCTGAAAATGCGTCTGTGTGGTCTATCGGTAAATAAGCACAGTTATAAACTCTATTTGGTGAAATCTCAATTGGTTTACCACCAAATTGTAATGATCTCATAGACGGAAGAATTTTTTTATCGTATACCATTTTATATACTTCTTCTATCTGGTCTTTAATGTTTGGGTATTTTTTTTGGTGCATTTCTTTATTTCTTGTCACCAATTCTTCCCAAGTTTCCCTTCTATTTAATTCAGGGACAAATTTAGCGTATTTCATATAGACTGTAATATCGCTCAATATTTTTTGTGAAATATCCATTTTTTATTAATTTAATTATTTTTATTTTATGATTTTTTTTCTTGTTCTCTCTCTTGTCTTTTTTGTAACAATTCCTTAACCCTTTGTCTTTGTCTTTCTTCTTTTTGTTCTTCTAAACCTAAGAATGTTGTTGTGGATTCAGTATCTATTTCAATCATCGCATTATCAAATTTACAATTTTCAAACACCACACCATCATCTCCAATACGAGACTTGGTAATTGCTATTGTGGCTAATTTCATTTCTTTTTGTTGTAATGTCTTTGCTACTGAAATAATAACGTGTCCTACTTGTGCTTTCTTAATCGAACCACCCATTTGGTCTGTTGTAACAACTTCAGATGAAATAGAAGCTCTATTTCCCTGTGTTGCCGTCCAACCAGCAATGTTTAGTTCGTGACACATAGCTTCAAATCCTCTCATTACTGAACCCTCACTCTTCCACTCATCACCTAGGTTTTTATCTGGAACAACACAATCAATGTAATCTAAAACTACCATATCTATTTTAATACCATCTGCAATCATCTTTCTTATTTCATTTTTGATTTGCAACATAGTTTTAGTATCTGACGGTAATTTTTTTAATATCAATTCGTTGGGCATCGTTTCCTTGATTTCTTTTACCTTATTCATCACCTCATCTTTTTTTTCTGACAATTCGTCAGGGTGAATCTTTGTCCAGAGTGTAAAATGTTTTCTCTGTATCACTTTTGGGTTGTCTTCAAAAAATACTTGAAGTACATTAAATCCTAGGTTAAATGCGTGGTTTGAAATCTTTGTTAGTACTGTTGACTTACCAACTCCTGTTGGGGCTAATATAACACCGATTTCTCCTTTTGCTAATCCTCCTTTTAACAGTCTATCAATACCTGGTATTCCCATAGGAATTGGGTGTCTGTAGTCATCGTCTAACACTTGGTCTAGGTTTGAGAAGACATCCATCATTGATGTGTCTTTTGAACCGACAAGTAATGCATCTCTTACTAATTCTTCTAGTGTGTCGTAGTTTTCAAACTCACCACCGTCAATTATTTTCTGAGCTTTTTTCATTACCTTCTGTAACTCTTGTTGTTTACAGAATTTAAGTGCCTTTTCTTGTACGAAATCCACTCCGTCGATAGGTGCAGACTTGATTTTCTTAACTGTATCAAGTACAACCTTAACGGCAGTTTCTTGTTGCAATTCGGATTTTGCGACTTGTTCCAACGTATCAAATGATGGTGTGTGGTCATACTTTTTATAGTATTCCTTTACCATTTGAATGATGATTTTAAAATACTTGTTTTCAAAATAATTATTTTCTATTACATCAATAATTGAATGTGAAAAGTCTTTGTCTACAATGATTTGATTAAGTAATTGTATTTGAAAATTGTTGCCAAGATATTCAAAGTTTTTGTTTGTCGCCATAATTTTTTCCTCCTATCAGTAATGATAAATACTACTAGTTTTGAATAAATTGTGGATAAAAATAATTAAATTTTTTACCTGAAAAAATGTCAGTAAGCTCCGACAATATGGTTTTCAGCTTTGGGCGTAGGTCTACGGTATATCTGACCTTTGGGGGGTATACTTTTGCATCGAATGACCTCTGACAAATTGTCATATTATCTACCTTAATATAAAGGTTAAAAATTTCATCACCCTCTGTTATTGAAGTGTTTAACACTTCCGGATTTTCCATAATTTCATATTGGTTTTCCAACATATAAATTACAGACCTCATTTTTAAATCATATTGTAAACCATTACAAAATGATTTGATGTAATCATAAAATTCTTCTGATTTGTGTGCGTTTTTGTTAAATCCTTTAACATTAAAGAATCTTTGTACAACAATATTATCATTACACATTAATAAAAATTCTACTTTTGTTACTTCTTGATCTTTCATTTTTTTACTTTTTTGTTCTGTTTCTAAAATTTGTTTTTTCTTTCCTTGATAGTTTTAAAAATGGTTTTAAAAAATTTACCCAGGCGTCATTACCCTTTGGGAGAAATTTGAAGAATCCGTCGTCCATCATCATTCTAATTAAGTTTCTATGTCCTCTTCCATCTGGATCCAATGATTCCGAGTAATATAAACTAACAAGTTCTTTCCCTTCTTCCGAAATTAGTGGATTAGCTAAGTCCACTATTTTTTCATTGATTGTAAAAAACTCCTCTCCAAATATTCCTTCTTTGGTTTTCCCGCTTAGGAGATTTTGTAAAGCCACATTTCCTTTTTGTTCTTTAAGTAACTTTTCAGCCTTTGTTAAAATATCGGTATATTTTATTTCAGTATCAAGTACCTCTGGAAATAATTTAAGAAATGTTTTTTCACCCAAATAAAAGATACCATCAATATTATCTGAACTATCACCAGTTAATATCTTGTATGTTTTAATATTATAGTGTGGTATTTCAGATTCATACATTTTAATCCTATCACCATTTTTATAATATTTTTTTTGTTGGGGTGAATATATAGTTACCCTTTCAGAAATTAATTGTGTTAAGTCTCTATCGGATGAAAATATTGTTTTATCTTCATCTTCAGAAATTTGACAATAGTAAGCAATTAAATCGTCAGCCTCCGATTGTTCAACTTCTAATTGTCTAACAAACATTTCTTCTAGGTATTGTTTTACCCTATTTTTTTGGGTTGTAAAAGACTGTTCTTTAAAATCTTCTTCGTTTTTTTGTTTTCGATTAAGTTTATACTTGGGATAGATAAGTCTTCTTTGTGAAGAACCTGTTTCACTATCCCAAAATACAACTACTTTGTTATAATTATTTTCCTCTAAAAAACGTCTTAGAGTATTTAAAAAGTGCCAAGTACCACCAACGTGTTCACCCTTATTAAAAAAGTCTCTAACACCGTGAAATCCTATTTTTAATAAGTTGTTTCCGTCAACTAAAAGAGTTTTAGTCATTAAATTCTTGTGTAAAAGGGTTTGACGATACTAAATCTTTTTTTGTGATATATTCAGAGAAAAACTCTGTAAATATTGCTTCCATAACTGGTACACAAATTGAATTTCCAGCTAATGCTACGTGGGCGTTATTTGAAAGTGACGTTGTTAACAATAAATCAATGTCGTTTTCTCTTACACCCATAAATCTGTAACCTTCTCTTGCGGTAATTGTTCTTACTCTACCATCTTCTGTTAGAATTTGTGGAGCACCACTTGTTGTAAGACAAGGTGAACAACCATCAACTGAATAAATTCTTCTTGCTTGATCGTATGATACGTCGTCTCTCCTTCCAATTAACTTACATATAGTATGTTTTTTTGGGGTGTGTGGTGTAAATTGACAATTAACAATTAAAGATTCATCAAAATTTTGTTCAATATGTGGTCTCATTGGTACTCTTGTTCTTTTATAACTGTCTGTGTTCATCATTTTTTGTTTAACATCTTCTACTGAAGAATTAAGAACGGACATCATAAAAACTCTTTCTCTATTTTGTGGACACCCAAAATCAGCCCCATTTAAAATTCTCCAATATGAACTATACCCAAGACCTCTTAAAAAATATATGTGTTTTTTAAAGTTATCAATATGGTTTTTTGAAACAAGATTTTTAACATTTTCCATTAAAAGGTATTTCGGTCTATTTGTACTTAATAACCTTTCAACTTCAAATAATAATCCACTTCTTGTACCTTCTTTAATTCCTTTTTGAACGCCAGATATTGAAATGTCCTGACAAGGAAATGAGTATGTTAATAAATCACAATCTGGAAATGTATTTTCATTTACCATTCTTATATCACCAAGATTACCTTGAGTTGTTGTGTGTAAAACATCATAACATTCATTTGCTTGTTTGAAGTTGTCGCAATTTGCAACATTTTCATAATCAACTCCGATGTATTTTAGTGCCAACTCTTGTGTCCCGTACCCGGAAAATAACGATATTACTTTTAATTTATTCTTGTTCATAAACCTTTTCCTCTTTTAAATCAAATTCACCATCCACACCAATAATATCTTTCCA